CGCAGGAGCCATAAAAGGCTGTGCCGCCATCTTCCGAGTGCCTACTTCGAGATACCCAGAATATTTTGTATGAGCCGTCACAACAGCTCTATCGCCCCCAGCTTCAAGAGTAATCGAGCGACGTGTTGCGCCAGTGGTATATTTACCGCTGAATTGCGCCTTGCCAATTGCGTTCTCTTTTAATTCACTGCCGTATTTTTTTAAAACTCGTTGACGTCGTTCTGGATTGGCGTTTTTCAACAAGGATTGGCTCATTTCATCTAGTCCATAAAACGTAAGCGTAGCCATATTACTTCACCGCCTTATTAACGTATAAAACACTTCTTCCAGCTAGATATCCTCTAGCAGTTACTGGAATGTATTTACTGCCGTGATATTCAACGGAAGTCACGGATACTGTCACAGGGCTTCTGAAACGAATGACTAAGCTCGTAGCATTTAGCAAACCTCCCAGCTTAGCTTGAAGGTCTAAGCTTGCACCAGTCACGTTACACTTAACTTCTTTGCACCAGTCTTCCCCTCCGACCATACGACCGAGGGTAGGGTCGTATCGTTTCGGTGTCTTATCGTTTTGATATTTGAGTATCACTGTATCTGTGTACCTCATAGAAACAGCACGCTCCCTTCCTTCGATTGTCCAGAGGTCCCAAATGTTCTTTGAAGCATATCGTCATATGGCTTGAATTCATTCTCATTGTCGTAATAAGACATTGAATGACCATCTACCGTCTCAGCTTTAGCTCCTTCAGCTCCTCGACGATTGAAGCGTTTAATAACGCAATCTTCGAAGATAAAAGAAAAACCATCGTCAATGTTGACAACGGCATATTCTGCTTTGAAATGACTAATTACTCTGTTTAGCAATACCCTTAAGAGGTCAATGCTATCGTCGTCATTTTTTGAAATCTCAAGGTCCAGCATGACATTATCTAGGACCTTTTCTCGATCTAATTCAGCCATGCTAGACCTCCTCACTCTTCAGTGTTATCTGTCGTTTTTTTGCGACTTGCTTTTTTGGGTTTCTCTTCAGCTTCAGCCTCAAGGAAACCTGCTTCAACAAGCTCTTCGACACGTTCGCCGGCATAATCGTCACCGGCGTAATAAATGATGCCGTCAGTTTTATCCTGAAACGCTTTTAAAACTTTAGTCATAGCTACTCCTTTCAAACTACGCTACTGGAATAACAGTGAGCATATAGCAATCGTCCAAGCGTTCGAATGAAGGCAATGCAATCATCGATACTTTGGTTTGGACGTTGACTGGATCAGTTGTTTTAGTAGTTGTAATTGCAATACCTTGGTCAACCACTTCAACTTGAGCTCCTGGAGTGTCCCCAGACTGCAAATCTGACTCTTCTGGAGTTGTACCGAAAACAGTAGAACCCAATGAACCGTTTGGAACCAAAGTCAAATGACCGTCTGGATAGAATTTGCTAATCTCTCCTTTGTCATTTCGATATGTGCCGTTTTCCAAAAGAACTGTAACACCGTAATTATCCAAAATATACGCTTCAACCTCGGCTTTGGTAACTGTTGTCCCTGAAGCTGCAAGAGGTTTGATGATTTTGACTGTAGATTCTGCTTTGCGAATCAAGCTAAATGTTTTGGCATTCATGATAGCAATTTCTGGCATCAAGCCAAGGTTTTGAGCTGTTTCGATTGCTTCTTCGAGGTCCGCAAGAGGTGTTGCTGTTGCTTGCGTCCAGTCTTTTGCAACTGTCTTCTTGTGGTCGTCTTTAACACCATAATCGATATCGACGTTTTTCCCTTCGTTAACAAACGCAATCTTACCAGTTGCGAGAGCTTGCATACGCATTGATTCCAAACGGGCACGCGCACCTTGGATAAGTGTCATTTCGTCATTGAAAATGCCTTGTGTGACAGTCTCAATCAAACCAGTGTTGTTAGAACCAGCGATTAGATTGAGTTGCTGACGGTCAGCTTCTTTAACCAGCATAGCTTCTTTGAAGAACGGCATTTGTTCGTCATGGATTTCAGCGCCCACACGTTCACGAATAGTGACATTAGTGTCAAATGCCGCTGGTTTCAAGACAACCGCACGTCCTGAAGAACCCTTGATGTAAGACAATTTAGTACCAAGTTGTTTGCGTGCAGGGAAGATACGTTCCCCAAGCATTGAATCCACATCTAATTGTGATGTGTTGAAAAATCCAGCGATATTAGATGCTGTTACCGTGTCATAAATAAGACCCATTAAGCATTGCCTCCTTTTCCTGCAATAAATTTAACGAGTGGCAACGCTGTTTTAATAGCGTCGTCAACTGTACCACCGTTAACCGCTTCTTTCCAAACCTCTCCAGCGTACAAGATAGATACCGTTTTATCAACAGACAAGTCTGCATCGTATAGAACGATTCCTTCTGGTGCTGTTTTGTTTTCTTCTACTGGTTTAGAACGATCATCGAAAATCGACCCACCTTTACCAGCTACCAAAGTACCAGCTTTGATGTACTTCTTGCCGTCTACGTCAACCCCAGCAAAGTTTTTATCAACTGTGGCAGTGACAGCTTTGTAAGGCAAGGAACGTAGAATGTTACTTGTGTCAAATACTTTTTTTACTGACATGAAAATTCCTTTCTAATTGTTGGCTAGATAATCTTACCTGACGAACGAACAGCTTTTTGAGCCAAACGTGAACCGTAATTGTCTGTGCTAGAAATACCATTCGGTGATGCTTGAGGTGCATTTTGTCGAATAGTTTTCTTGACTTCCTCAGCAACTGCATTATTAAATACTGTTTCAAACTCAGTCACTGCTTTTAGTGCATCCTCGGCGTTGCCAGCCATTGCGAATGTCTCAGCTAATGCGCTAGGCAAGCCTTTAGCTACCAAATCTTTTTCAACAGCAACAACAAGTTTCTCATGCTCAAATGCAGCACGTTCTTTCTCAAAGTTCTTTTGCTGATCCTCGAACTCCTTCTTAGCTCTATCTTGAGCTGATAGATTGGCATAATCTTTTTCTTTTTGCAAAGCATCGGCTACTGCTTGAGCTGTACGCTCTTGTTCACCCTTGTCCCTGTTATTCAAAGCAGTCTGTACCGCTTTGTTAATCACGCTATCTAATTCAGATTGAGAACCAGGCGCTTTGAAGTCACTCGCAGGGGTTGGGGTGCTCCCTTGCCCTTGGTCTTGGCGACTCTCTTGTTGTCCGTTAGTCTCGATAGTGTTATCTTGTTCCATAGTTTCCTCCTACCTAGTCTCGTAAAGAACACCCTTTCTAAGCCACGATAAGACGAGCTACGCCATCTCTAGTCTTGTCTAGGGTGTTTACCCACGAGCCACGCTAGTATTGTTTATTTAGGGCTTAAATTAGCCCTATGCGCTGACGAGGTATCGAACCTCCTAAGCCCCTTGGCTAGCACGGCTATCAGCGCAAATAAAAAAGCCGTATTGCTACGACTTTAATTATTTATTTCATTAATCCGATTATTTTATCTGGATCGGTAAGAGCTATCTTCTACATACACCTCGGCAACCGCACAACGGCAGTACGGATGCATAGGTGGGGCGTTTAGCCCGCTCTCCATCTTATCAACTGGGACAGGCTCCCTCTCGGTATCACGACCAACTTGTTTGCAATAATCGCAAGCCCTCGATTCTGGCATGAGTTTGAAATACTCGAAGCCATTCTCTTTCATGATATCTTGCTGGGCTAGTGTCTGAACTCTAGCATGTTCCGTGATTGCCAATCGTTCAGCGTCAGTGCGAGAGACATCCATGTATTTACGGATTCTCTGAGCGATGGTTATACCGTTCTCTCCTCGAACAAGAGCTCTGGTCACTTCCGTTTTAACCAATTTGCGCAACTGTTCCTGTCTCTTCCAGATACGCTCCGACCATTTAGCGCCTTCGAAATTAGCGTTAACAGCCGTCGTCATGTACCTTTCAAGTGTTTTCTTGTTAGGCACCGTCTGATCAAGCAGGCTTCCTCTTGCAATTTCGCTCTTATAGCCATTCGTCAGATAATCGTTAGTTAATTGACGTTCGCCTTCAGACAAAACCAACAGCTCAAGCTCTAACTCTTGGATAAGAAGCTCTTGACGGCCAACAGACATAGAAAAATTGTAGTCTCGAAGCTCCTTGTTTGCCTTTGGGCTAAAATCTTTGTCAGCTACATACTGTTTGGCTTTGGCTTCAAAAGCCTTGATATCAAAACTGTCTGCTCTTCGCTTGGCATCGCTGACAGTCAATCCGTTTTTGTCAGCGAAATTTTGGATATAAGCATCTAGTTCTTTGCGTAATTGCGAAAGTTGCAAATTATATAGTGCTTCAAGTTCTTTCTTAAACTCAGCTTCACCCTTTTTATTGCTCACTTCTCGTTCTTTCTGAGCACGTTCTGACCAATACGTCATTCATCAGACCTCACAGAATCGCTCGTATGCGTTTCTTCTTCGTCGTCGGCATATTTACCCACTTGCCCGTTAAACTCGCTAGAATACCCCTTAAAATCGATTTTAGACACCTCTTTATCCACTTTATCGAGTTCCTCGGATGGGCTCTCGACCAACCCAGATAGGCTAAGAGCAGTTTCTTGTGACACTTGACCACCGAGGCCTGTCAAAATAGATACTTGCTCGGATAGTGATTTCGGCAGATTCGGCGTGAATGTTATTCTCAAGAAGTTTTCGTCAAACGCTTTGAATTCTTTGACCAACTCACCCACACGGCTAGCTAAACGATATCGACGCTTCAAACCCTTTGTAAATTGCGATTGAGTCTCGATACGATCTTGGTCAAGCCCGAACAGTTTGTACTTCATCGCCTCGCCGGACGTGTTTCCTGAAAAGTTCTCATCAGCCATGTCGGGAGTGTTAGTGAAAGTGTGGATATCTTTATCCAGTCTGGTCTTGTACGCTTCGACACCAGACACATCGTAAGACTTGGTTAGATATTCAGCCTTAACCGTCCCTTCCTTGCCATCCGCAGCCTTCGGGGGAACCAATTGCATTAAGCGTTTAGCTTTCATGTCTTCTGGCTTCATGTTTGCAGGCAATCGCATGTCACCATAGATGGCAAGGATTGCGTCAGCCATGTCGGACATGTGGTTGGCCGTGTCAGATTCAGCTGAATCATATAAGTCGATTAAATAAAGCTCGGTTTCATAATCGCCAATGCCATCAATGTTATTTAAAAATTCTGTAATCGGTACAGTCCCGAAAGCGTGAGCAGTGACAGAAACCTCTTTTAGATCTTCTGAGTAGTCCAAGACGTGAATATTTGATGAGGTATACACTTCAACGGTTTGATGTGCGTCAGAGAACAAATCAGCACTGTAGTATCTAACTGCTATTAATGAATTATCTTCGAGCGAATTGTCATAAATAATAAACGTATTAAGGGGGCTTAACCGTTTAATTCGTGTCTGGTCGTCCTCACTACGATAAATCAGCTCGTAAGCACGTCCAACTTGCGACAAATCCCGGATAAGGTTGCGGTTAAGCGTATCAATGTCATTGTTTCGTCCAATTTCCTTAATAGCTTCGTCGTTTTGCGAACCACTGACACTATCGTCATATTCAACCCGAATAGGATTGCCAGCTAGATATCCCGTCTTAAATTTACTAATCATGCGCCCATAATTGTGGACGGCACGTTTGTCAGACATCTCTTTATCCTTACGCCTTCCAGCCTCAAGAACGCTGTGGTTGTCTCCTTTTGCATAATCAAACAACTCCTGGACTCTTGGACGTTGACGCAACTTGTGATGGTTAATAAAATTCTTGAGCAATGCCCAGTTATCTTCTCTTAAGTCATCAACACTTTTAGCACGGTACTTTGTGCGTGATTCTCGATGAAATCGCAGATTCAAAACATGCGATTGTCCGGTACTGTCGACAAATACTGTCTGTTCCATTCTTCCTCCTTCAGCTAAATATATCTATCAAATCATCATAGCTTGCTCGCTCTGTGCTGTTAACAACATAGTCTGAATAGAGCGCATATCTCACACTATCCAGCACATCGTCAAACTCTTTTAACGGCTCGTCTTTTGTGCTGTTCTCTTTCCAACGATACTGAAATATTTCGTCAAAAAAACGAGGCACAAAGTCTCGCTTAACGTATAATTTGCGTTCTTTAAACAACTTAGCGATAAGTTCGATGCCAGCAATCACTGACTTATTAGCATTACTGATATCAAAACCTTCATTGTCAAATCGTGCTACGTGCTCTGGGCGGGCGCTATCAGCATAGAATGGGATGTTGCCGTAGATGTCAGTTAGTTTCCTAGCTTGCTCTACCCACCAATCAATTTCTTTAAACTGTGAAGCCACGCCATCAACGAGGTAGTAATTGTTATCCACACCTTCACCGACAATCACAATAGATCCATAGTGAGTATATCCCCAGTCAATCCCTGCAAAGTAGCGCCTCATGTCTGGTAACTCATCAACTACATGAATCTTAGTGTCATAATCAGCATAGATAGCGCCTTCAGCAACAGTCCACTTGCCTAAAATATCCCGGTCATAGAACTTACCTTTAGGTGTTGCTGCCTTGATAGAGTCAATGTAGCGTTTTGATAGAAAGGTGTTATCGTCAAGCTTGAAACTGAAATCTATGATCTTGCCGTCATTCTTGCCAATGTAGTCTCGATTCAGCCAATGGTTAGGATTGTCTGGGTTACTGTCCCACACAACACGAGCACCCTCACCGGAACAGCGTGAAATGATTTCTTTGAAAACAACCTCATTAGCTAGTGAAGCCTCGTTAACGTAAGCCCCAAACGCTGTGAAACCACGGGCACGTTTAAGTCCGGATATAGAGCCAGTGTAGACTTGCACGACTTTTACACCACAAAACACGAAAGAGCCATGCTTGTCATATTTAGGCTCAAAGCCGTATTTGTTATAAAGCTCTTGCAACACGTTATTCTGTATCGAAGTCGACGACGTACCCGCTAGGATGTAAATAGGTTCATCCACACCCAAACGGTCTGCAATCTTCCTCACACGGCTTAACTCGGTTACAAACGTGTCGTTGTTAACTACGGTCTTACCAGCACGTTTAGCGCCATGAAGCCCACAAATAAACCAATCGTGATTCCAGATGTAGTGCAATACGTCTAGTTGCCGTTTTGTGTAGAGCTTAGTCAAGTCCATCGCTTACCGCCCCTTTGATGATATCGAGGAAACCAGCGATTTTCTCATCTTGCCCTTCATCGCCACCGATTTGAGATTTGAGTTTCTCAATCTCAAGTTGCAATTTCTCAGCTTGCTTAGCGGTTGGATAGCGTTTCAAGATTTCAGTAATAGCCTTGATAACCGTGTTGTTATCGGCTTTTTTAGTCACTCGTTCGACTTCGCCAGTGACTGGATTCATCATGAGGACTTCTTCATCACGCTTACCCCTTGCAATGTCAGATAGGATGGACAAGGCTTCTTTTGCATCCATGATGTTCTCGCTGTGCATTTTCTCAACTTCGGCATCGATATAGCTCTTAATTTCAAGTTTTTTCAAGTTTTGCCCAGCGATACGTCCAGCCGTCTTCTCACTATACCCAGCATTAATCGCTGCTTGTGTAGCGTTCCCCAGCTTGATATACTCGCTAGCAAATAATTTCTGTCGTTGATTTAGCCCAATATGTCCACCTCCTTCATTGCATAATAAAAAGACAACCCACAAAGTGAGCCGTCTCTGAATTTTCTTCGATAATATAATAATACCACTTTAAACAGTTGTTAGACACCGTGAATTAACCGTCAAAATACCGTTATTTCAACATTCCACAACTAATTTGCCATCTCTATACAATTCTGCAAATGCTAGGATAGCATTATTTAGCAATCCTTGAAAGGCTGTCCTTTCGAATCCGATTGCTTGGGCAATTTGCCAGTTTGGTTTCGGTGGGTATGCCAGATATTTCTCTATCAGTATTCTGCGATAGTCTGGACGATATAGCCCACTAACTGCTTTTTCTATGGCTTCTAGTTCGTTCATAGCATCAACACGCCTAACTGCGATATTTTCCACTGGCCTGCTCACTCCGCTGCCACCTCTTGGCATAAAAGTGAACTCTTGTGTAATCTTCTGCTCGGCGCTATCGTGTGCTATCTCTCGCCAGCGTGGATATTCTCGAAGTTTTCGCTTGCAACCTCTGATAGTTGCTTTTTCATCAATTTCCGGCAATAGCATTGTTCTGTCCTCTTTGGTATAATAGTAGCGTTGACTTTCAAAGAGTGCCGGCCATCGTGTCGGGCTTTTTTATTTTAGCCCTAGAAACATTAAGAGATTTATGAAAAGATAAGTGTATTTGTTCTGGGGCCTTTTATCGCCTCCTTTCTAGCCATTGACACCAGCAAAGTCTTTGGCTATTTTGTAATGCAAGATATCAATAAGAAAGAGGGTGTTTCACATCCTTTTTTCTTAAATTTGCTGGGTTTATTTGGACAAGGTCTGTCAGCTTGTCCAATGTTGAAAAAGTGTTCAAGCCACTAAAAGTTAGTGTTTGACAGACAACGACTGGCAAGAGGAATCGAACCCCTTATACAACCATTCCAGCCTACGATATAGAAATCATTTTGGAGGTTTTCCTCCTTTTTGAAATAATACAAAGAATAAAGTAAGTAGAATTATGGAGATTTCAGTTTCGCATTGCAGGCATAAAGCCTTGAATAATCACGTTACCAGTAACACGCTTTAGATTGGTAAACGAAATAAAAAAGGTTCCTCGATTCTAATTGTTTATTTACTGGATTTTTGGTGCATCCACGACCAGTCAACGCTTCAACGATTTGAATGAAAAAAATCAAAAGGCTCCTCGATTCTAATTATTTATTTAACTGGTAATAGCTAGCGAGGGAGTCGAACCCTCATAGACCGTTCTAGCTACACGCCTAACGAATAGGCTTTGTATAGGGCTTTTCTTACAGCGATTTTATCCATGCCTGTCTTGCCTTTAGTGTGATATTCAAGCATGATGCGGTCAGCATCGTCATCCAGCCTTTCAGACCATTCATAGTTATTGAAGACAAAATCAGCAATCTCGCTAAATAGTTCCCTTGATAGCATCCCTTCCATTTGAATCGCTTTCAATGGCGTTAAGGCAGCTTTCTCCGCATAGCACAGATTGAGGGCGTTTTGGGTTCTGTTAGCTTTCTTCTTATCGCACCCTTTAATGTCTCTAATGTACTTGTTTAGGTCGTTAGGGTGTTCCTTGCGTAGCCCTTCCACTTCCTCACGGAATCGCTTGAATAGTTCCTCTGGCAGTCCTGCGTTCGTTTTATCCAAAAATGGGCGCGTGGTTTTACCTCTTGTGTAATTCTTGGCCAGATACGCTTTAAGGTCGTGATAAAGCTCATCAGAAATAATGCCTTCTAATCTATCAACTGTTTGAGGTGAGATCCTCGCACGTTCAACGACTGCACTGTTGAGTGCTTGCAAAATGATAATCGCTTGTTTCTCACTGCACTGTCTCACTTTTTGGAAATGTTGCTTGTAATCTCTCAGATGTGCTAGTTTTAGCGCTACACGCTCATTGACCAACCGTTGATATAATTCCTCGGTCAATCCGGAATATTTGTATCTCACGCTCATGAGCTCACCTCTAATAGTTCCGGATTCTCGTATATATTTCCTGCAATTTCGCAGTCGGTATGTCGTAGCCACAATTCACATCCGTATTGCTTAGAATCAAGGCGATATGCTCCGCCTCGATGTCTTACAACTTCGTAATAAGTTGGCTCAGAATAGACATTCTTAGCCATTTTGACTACATCCCCTTCAAAGATTTCTTTGCCATTTTTGTCAGTCAGTCCAGTTGATTGCATGAGAACAGGGTCATTATTCACAATCCATTCACCAGCAACGTCATCCTCATCAATAATCCAAATGTCGCCATTGCCAACCATTACTTCTTCTGGACTGTACATGCGACATAGCGAGCCGCCGTCCCACGCTCTATATCTTGGAATCATTGCCCTCTCCCTTTCAAATAGCTAGGGATATCATCCCCGACGTTAACCGCATCATACTGTTCCTTACTTACCAAAAACTTACCATACTCTCCACAATCAAGTGTATAGAGTTTTCCTACCATTGATTTTCCAGTAACCTTGCCATGCATCTCAGAACCAGCATTATCTACCCGATGGATAGTTACCGTCTCTACTCTACGTGGCACTGTCAGAACGTAGTAGACTGACAGCATGTTGACAACCAGACTGACGACTAAGATAGCGCTTGAAACAGTCAAACTGTCTGTGTACCACTTCTTAGAGGTCGTCTTCTTTAACAAACGTTCCATTTACCATCTTCCCCTTTCTGTTCTTAATTTCATCGTAAGCAATACTTAGACACTCAGTTACATCAAGGTCTAATTGATGTGCTAACACGATAATCGTTACTAGCGTGTCTCCGATTGCGTCCTTTAGTGCTGCTTGCGGTTACGTGAATTTAGTCGGTTTCAAGAGTACATCACGAATTTCTCCGACTTCTTCCGTGATTCGCATCCACTGAATCTTAGGGTCAGCTTGCTTTAAATTGCGTTCGTCTGCCCAGTGGTTGATTTTAGTTATTAGGTTATTCATCTGTTACCTCCAAACAGCGTGCGCCAAGCATAAACCACGGCTACGACCATCAAAATAAATTTAATCGTTTCCATCGTCCACCTCCTCGATTTCAATACCTTCGCAGTCGAATACCCAACCGAAATCAGCATCTTCTAGCTCTTTGCGGGTGAAGGTTGGACGTTCTTTATCCACTGTAAATTGTGTTCTTGAGAATTGAGGTGTCAGTTCCTCGTTATTCAGGTAATATTTTCCCAAATACTGACCAAGAACAGCTTTTATCTTAACTGTGTACCGCTTCTCTTTCTCAACCTCATAGCCAAATTGGTGCATGTTGACGAGGGTTTGGATAGCGTTTTTGGTGTTGTAATACCAACATGCAAAATCATAATCTATTGGATTTTCATTAAAATATCCAGCACTCAAATGTTCTAAGAAATCCCGAACCACACGATGTAAGTTTAAGTAAAATTCATCCTTATGTTCTTCATACCAATCCGCCACGCAATGCGGCACTACTGGTTTAGGGAAGAACGAATCATATAAATCTTCAGCGTGGACTATTGAAAGGCGTCCTACTGTTGCCAACTTCTGTACTGCTTCATCCTTGTTCATCATTTTGTACTCTCCTTATAAATGATTAGCGCTGATGTTCTGTGAATAGCGTCGTATCCAGCCTTAAATGTGCTAACTTGATATTTAATATCGACCAACTCAATGGCTTTGTTTTTCGACAAGAATTCCTTGATCAATTCATCTATGTGTTTTTTTCTAAATCCCAGATTATCTGTCACTATTTCGTGCGTTCTAATCATCAATTTCCTCCATCCAGATAATGGCGTCTATTGCCACGCTTAACTTTTTTTAACGCTTCAACGTATTCCAGTACCTTGTTCTTATCTGTAAAATGGCACTCTTTAACATCATCCATTGTGCGTGCTGCTCTTACTACCCACAGCATTCGACTAACTCCACCGTATACATCCTAGAATTGCGATATTTAACACCTCTCAAACGATGCAACTCGTTGATAGCGTCGTTTTTGTTATTGAAAATATGCTCACTGTCTGGCATATTGTCGAAGTACACGATAACTTTGTATTTCATGTCATTCCTCGCTTTTATCTATGTAGATCACCGTGGCAGTAGCTACCATGAAGCCGTATTCCTTATTTACGTCATAAGTAACTCTGACATCTAGTAATTCAAATCCGTTCCCTTCAATCCACTCGTTTATTCTTTCGTCCAAGCCATTATCTGTATCACTGTCGCTAAATATCTTCACTTTTCGCATAGCTCCATCATTCCTTTCAGTAATTCTTCGTCCAGCAACTGCTCCAGCATTAGTATGCGGTTGAGTTTCTTATTCCCAATACCTAACTTGGTAGCTACCGCACCTTTCTTTTGATGCGTAGTGTAAAACCAGTGGCTGAAATATTCCACACGCTCTAACACTGTTGCCGATTGCTCGTATGGTCTTGGTGCATATTTAACACCAGCCATGTAATCATTCCATCGTTTTACCATCGACTATATCCATAGCCTCCTTAACACTCCTTGCCACACCTACGAGTGCCCCACGTTTACGCATGGCATCCATAAATTTCTGTTGGTCGTCTCTCACTCGACCTTTTTCATTTTTAACCTCGATGAAAAATATCTGTCCGTCTGGTCTAAATCCAAACAGGTCACAAAACCCTTTAGGTGCTCCCGTATCAAACCAACGCCCGTCAGCCATTCTGACTTTACCAACGTTAATCCGAAATACCATATAACCAGCTCTTGATAATTCCACCCGTATTTGGTTTTGAATACTATGTTCAGAACTCACTAAATAGTTACCTTTCTTTTTTTTAGAACAGTAACCGTCTAAAATCCAATGATATCAACGGTTTTGACTGTTTTTTTGCTGATTCGTTACCGTTACCGTTATAAGCTCTACTTATATATACTTTATTTATTTATTTATTTATTATTTCAATATATAAATAAGGTAACAAGGTAACTAAGTAGAGTGAAACGGTATCGTTAAAAGGTTTGTGAGGGTTACCGTATGTCGATTTTTACGGTAACCTAAACGGTAACGGTAACTTTTTCATAGCATACTGTAGCCGTGTCCCGTTCTTCATCCGACCAAGAGAATGTGTAATAATGTTTCGGAACATCGACCGAAGGGATAAAACCTTTCCCTGGTTTCGAACGTTTCTTAACCCATTCAGACGGCACAACTTTAGCTAATTGATTTTCAAACTTGCGTTTTGTCAATTTCATAACGCCTTCTTCCTTGCACCATTCTTGATACAACCACCACAAAAACCTTGAGGGTAGCCGAGTGGATTCGAATTTATTGAACCATTCAACCACGAATGATTTAACCGTGTCGTTGCTTTCCTTGAAATCTTCCAAGGCTTCAATAGATGCTTGTGGTTCATCAAATCGAGTAAAGGAAAGCTCTAACGCTTTTTTCAAAACATATTCGAGGACATCCTTGCGATAAATGTAATCATCTTTGATTGCCCAATTATCATCCTTGGAACTGAATGACTTTTTAAACGGTATGATTACAAAACGTCGGTATGTTCCGTTTGTCTTATTCTTAAACCGTGGTAACTCATTTGTTGACTGAATAACCGTCTTCTTAAAGACCGTGGTATAAGGTTGTTTGTTCTTTTCCTCGACCAATACTGGCTCACCAGTAACGACTGAGTTAAAGTTGGAAGATTCATCCACATAGATACCTGCTTGGACATCATCCCCGATAACAACAGTTTTTCCTTCAATCATCGAAAGTGAGAAACGTTCTGAAAATTGATTGAGTTTAAGACTAGCAATGTTCTTAATTCCGACAAGGTTGGTGATGAGTTGCTGCACTGTTCCCTTACCGTCATTACCCTCACCGACAAACCAGATTGATTTTCGATAAGAGTAATTACCGTTAAGGCTGGCAGAAATAACTTGCCAGATAAGTTTCACAAGGTCTTCATCCCCACTCATAAGATCTAGTAACCAACTATCCACATCCCAACCGTCAATCACTGGCGATTCTGCGAAACTATCATAAGAGGTAGCGATTGTTGAAAAAGCTACGAACTCATGCGTGAATGGTTTTAAGATACGTTCTTTTTTATCGTAGATACCATTTTTTACAAGGATAAAACGGTTAGGTTCTTCAAACGAACCGACAGCAAAGTTACAAGAGAAATCTTCTCGTTGGTTAACTCTGGTAGTTGATGCAAGCATGAATAGAACGTTTTTAGCCTTGCTTTCGTTAAAGTTAGGCTCTAGCAATCGGATGACACGATAAGCAAAACTAGGGTCTTTGTGGTAGTAGCCTTTATCTGGGTCATAAATAGCCACACGATCATTAGGAAGGTTGATAATATAGAGAATTTCTTCCATTCCTTCCGCTACTGCTAATTCAGTAAGGCGGGTAGGTGGTTTTTCTTTTTTTTCCTCTACGCCATATTGGTTAGGCTTCTTCCACGATGCTTTTTCTAGCCAAACTTCACGGTAGTTTTTACACGCTAAACGGATTTCTCGCCAATCGTTAGGCTTTTTTAGGAACACAGGACGGTCAACGACTTTTTCCTTGTATTCTTCAGTAATCCGTTGAATGTGTGGCGGTATTTTCATGTTTATTGTCTGTGTCCTTTCTAAGCATACTTTCAAATGTCCTGTCGAATTCGCTGTCTGACAAACTTTCCGGAGTGTAATGATTGGCAATTTTTGCTAACAAATAAACCGCATCTACATCTACCCCACGAATTAGTAGACCGCCGACAAAATTAGCTAGGGCGTTGTTTCGACCACCTTTATCACCGAGACCGAAAACGATTTGCTCGAATAATTTAGCGGTTTTGTTTGAAAACTCACCTTTTTTATAGTTGGTTGAAAAACTTAAAGGTTTATATTCCTGCTCTGATTTCAGAATATCCACTATTTCTTTAGGAGCTTCAGCTATCGTGTCGGTGTCTTTGTTCCAAGAATACTTCCCTTTCGGGTTATTGCTTGGTGCTACCAAAATGTAATTATTGTTGTTCGCCTTAATATCAATACCGGGCTTTACACGAATATCTTGGCTAATATTTACGCCTTTTGGTTTTTTTAAGAAGATATGTTTTCCACCAGAAGGCGTATTAGCTGTTAATGTTTTCGGAATATACTTGGATAGCTCCCAATCTTCTAAAGACTGGTAGCCATCCTCACTTTCCGAAACATCGATATCGATAACAAAGAAGTCAGTCGTCCGTAGTGCAATGTTAGCGTCTGGGTGTTCGTGCCACAAACGTTTCACTTCTTCTTCGCTAAATATTTTATCTTTAAATTTAGTGACTGCACGTTTACTCGTTTTGTCTATTGGGATGACCGAAAAACCTAGCTTTTGATAATGAAGGGCATAATCTACCATTCCTACCATAGCTTTAAAACGGCAAATCTAGGTCTGATACTTCTGGTGTTTTTTCTGCTTTCGCAGAATAAGGTGGCAATTCTGTTTGTTCACGTTTTTTAACACGCAAGTTTTCATAAATCTTGCCATTCCATTCTGAAGTTTCATTTTCAACTGTAACTTTCATAGATTTACCTTTGATAAGATCAAGGAATTGCTCGATGGTTTGGATGTCTGTTTTTTCCGGAACTTTAGCAGCCTTACAATACATTTGAAGTACCCACTCTGGATATTGCAACGTGCTTTTATTGACATATACTTTGTCAAAAATCAGATTGTTACGGAATTTTTGTTGATAATCGTCACGGATTTTAAGGCGGATATCCAAGAAATCAGTTCCGCTTTGTGTTGCTGACTGCTCAGCTTGTGATACATAGACTTCATAAGTCCCGTTTTCGATTGCTGCGAATTGTTCTGCTGCTTCATAATTTACTGAAAGAATTCCCATAGTTTTTTTATCTCCAAATCTTTAATTCATTTTGTTTGTGCCACAACCACCCTGGTTGATAGCCATTGAGGATGCGAAACGCTTTAAGTTCCGCTAGGTTTTTACAACGTGTGTAATTTTTCTTGTAGGTCTTAACTCTGCGATAAATTTCCGCTTCTTCTTTTTTGACCTCCACCATCTCACCTTGGATAGAAATAAATTCCGTTCCTTGGTTGATTTCTTGTAATTCGATATCAACGCTTTCTTGCTCGACATCTCTGATTTCCTTTTTCTTAACAACCACTGCTCCACAATAAGGACAGTTCCCGTCGATTAATTGATCTCGCCAAAAGGTTGCGAAACAATCTTCGCAAGTAACAGTTGATTTCTCACCGTTATTCTTGCTAGTTTTCACACCGTCCAGCGTCCACTCACGGTCGTCGTTCGGCAAACCGTGGGTGTTATAATTCCCAACGTGGTCAATCAAGATAGCTCTTTTACCTTCTCTGGGGTTTAATGCCCTCATGGCAAATTGTAAATACAAGGATAATGATTTAGTTGGTCGGAGCATGATACAGACATCAACGCCTGGCAGGTCAATGCCTTCGGTGAATAAGTTGACATTTACCATAATCATTAGCTCGCCATTTCTAAATCGTTCCATAGCTTCAGCACGCTCTTTCTTCGGTGTCTTACCCGAAACGATAGCAGCACTATAACCGTTCTCGTTAAACCGCTTGGCTACTCGTTCAGCATATTCCACGTTGTGAACATAAACGATGGCTTGTTTACCCTCCGCTAAACGCTTGTAGTGGTCGATATAATCACCGTAGGTTGCTGCCGACGATTCGAACGCACTATCTATGGATTGATTGGTGTATTCACCCGAACGGGTTTTGAGTTTATCTAAATCTAGTAGATTGATTGAGTAGTAACTAAACTCTGAAATATTCCCGTTCTCTTGTAGCCATTTAACTGACTTACCTTTGACTAAATCTTCGGCTAAATCGTGGAAACCAGCTCCGTCTAATCGAATAGGCGTGCCAGTGAAGAACAGTTGGGTCGCATCTTTGAAATAAGTTAAGATGGTCTGATATTGTTTGGCTTTGATATGATGGGCTTCATCAACCAGTATCACATCGAATTTAGGTAGTTTATCTAGCTTTTTAACGAGACTTCCTACCGTTCCGATGGTGACATTATCAAGGTTGACGCCACCACGTTCAAAGGTTGCTATAACTTGCTCATTAATCTCTTTACGATGACTAAAGAACAAGACTTTTTTGTTTTTATCGGTGGCATTTTTAGCAATGTAAGCCATCACTACTGTCTTGCCACTTCGAGGGGGCGATTGAACCATGATTTTGCGATTACCTCGCTTCATGGATTCGATTATGTCAGTTATCAGTTCCTTCTGGTAATCCCGTAGCGAAAAGCTCATCTACCTTACACCCCTTTCGCTCATCGAGACGATTCTTGGCGTAAACACTCGCTGACGGTTGCAAGATAAACCCTCTCACTTCCTCACCATCTTCAGTGGTTTTTTTGACAAGTCGAGCTACCACATCGGTTAGACCGAGGAAATTATTCAAAATTTTTGAGCGAATATCAGGCATGGCACGGTTGTAAATAATGCCGTTTTCGTCCGTCCACTGATCAGAGGTTTCCCATGCAATAAACACGATTCGTTTGTTGAGTTGCAACAAAGCTCGTAAGCTATCTAGGATAGTGAAATCGACACGTTGGTAATCAGCTTGTGAAGGCACACGGTTGTTGTTTCCTTCACGCCCTAGATTAGATAAGCATGCTCGGAACAGCTCTGAAACATTATCGACTACAATAGTGTCGTATGGTTGCCCAGCACCTTTTAAGAGTTCCTTGACGATTGTTAGCCATTCATCCCAAATTTTATGAGTGTCAACGTCTGCGATATCAATATTCTTACAACCGCTTAACACTTTGGCTGATTTATCAATATTGATGACCAGTGTTTTGCCGGGGATATATTTGACCGCTGAAGTCTTACCGAACCCCGGATTTCCATAGATCAGATAACAAGCATCGTTATTTTTTAATTCTGTCGCTTTAGTAATTTTCATCGAATACTTAAATTACTCCTTTCTTCAATGTGAGCACCTCGAATGGTTGCACCGCTATTAAGAAGTTCTTTAATCGTTTTTTTGTCCGGTTTGTAGCTAACGATTTGATATTTTTTAGGAAGTTTATCTTCATCCACTACTACCGCTTTAGACTTACGGAAACCGACTTTGAAGAGTGTGGTGTCAACTCTTTCCTGACCAGTCTCAGCCATACTAGTGGCAAGAGCAGCCTTAAGATTGTCAATTTTAGATTGGTCTGACTTATTCAAACCATCCAAGCGTTTCTTTTCGTTTTTGCGAGCTTCGATATCAGCTTCTAGCGATTTAATGACTTTGACATAGCCTTCTACCTTATTTTCATAGTCGGCAGTCCAGTCAATCGCTTCGAGTGTATCGAGCTTAGTTTCATCGTCAACTTCCATGTTATAAATTTCTAGAAATTGACCTGTTAATTCATATAACGTTGCCATATTTAATGCCTACCCTCCCACCACTTCAAGTTCTGTTAGTCCGTCAATAAGTCTAGGAGCGATTTGAGACCATCTTTCAGGGATTCTTCACGCACCGTGCGTTCAAAGTCCGAACCGTCAAGTTTAGTTACGTTGTATTCAACTTCCACGTTAAGGACTTCGCAGCCAAACGCTTCGGCAAGTTTATCAAGTTCGTTTTTTTGTTCTTCGTATGGCTCTAGCGGCATAGATAGAGCGTTGTTTAAATCTTTACTGAAAACTCCTTCAAATGCTAGACTGCCTCTGTCTTTGTATTTCTCAAGAAATCCATCCTTTTCAGCGCTGTAAAATACGACTAGTTTATTGTTTTCTTTCATGATTATTCTTCCTTTTCAATTTCTAAAACCGTCTCAATAAACGTGAAGACAGCTTGATATTTAGCGTAGATGCTAGGATTGTCCTTCTTGTGTACCTCTTCGACCCTCTTTTTGAGTTCGTCGAGGGTGCCGAAGAAGCAGCCTGCGGTGATTAAATTTAAGTCTGGGTAATAAGCGATGTTGCGGTTTTGATCACTAGTATTTAATTGGCATGAGATAACACGCAGGTTCCTAACATTGATGGTTGACGCCCAGCTTAGGTTCGCATAGCGTAGGTCCGCATAGCGTAGGTCCGCATAGCGTAGGTCCGCAGAGCGTAGGTTGATTTTTGACCAATTGATTTTCAATGAAATCGCTAACCCAACAGTCAGTCGTTTGCCGTGTCTCTCGTTTCTCAACCATCTCAAGTGTAAACGTAGCGCTCTATTAACAGTTGATTGTTTGATATATTTAATACTCATTATTCGCCCTCGTTATATTTCTTGAAGCTCAATGTCAAACCTGCGATACCTGCAGAGATAACCAAGAGACCAAGAGTTGACATGATACCCTCTTTCTCACCAGTGTTAGGTAGAACACCGCCGTAAACCGTTGTTTTTGGTGTCTCTTTTGGCTCAGAATCGTTTTTATAAACGACCTCGGTAATTTCTACCTCTTTCGCTTTCGGAGCGTCTACGGGCTTGCTAGGTACTTCTTTCGGTGTGCTAGGTTTTTCTGGTGTAGGTTTAGTTGGTTCCTCTGGGATTTCTAATTCTGGCAAGTCGAGAATAGGAGCATCGTTTGGAATCACTCCGCCTTCGAATGGTGGAAGCTCACGTTCTTCTGGAATACCCGGAATGCCTCCTTGGAACTCTGGTTTGTAATGCACTGGAGCTTCATTTGGCACAGTGCCACCATTCCATTCTGGAATTTCAACGACTGGTGGGTCATTAGGAACCACACCGCCTTCAAATTCTGGGATGTCAACTTTAGGTGCGTCGTGTGGAAGTTCAAAGGTTGGTTTTGGCTTGTTTTCACCGCTAGCATCACCACGTCCGCCTACTAATTGCACCTTAGATGTTGAGATAGCCCCAGCATCTACCGCTACCAGCGTAGCCTTGTTAGTCGGATTAGTTGAGTCTTTAACCGCTGATTTCAAGCGAGTTTGGTAATCAATGTACATGATGCGGTTAAACTCTTTGAATTTCGCATCAAAGCCATCAGCTCGGACATTCCAACTTTCGAGATAATCCTTAGCTGAGTAGTCAATGCCAGTCCACTTAACAGGGTCTTCAACAAAGTAGATACTCTGTGAGCCGTCCACAAATTCTTGATTATCTGACCAAGTATCTTGCAATTTTGCATAGTTCAAGACCTGACGAGCTGTATTGAGACGTAGCGTCCAGTTAATGATTTGTGGGTTATCTTTATTTTGGCTACCCCACTTAGATAAGAGCTCGTCCGTTGGGAGCGGACCTTCCTCAGCGATTTCAAAGGTCTTAACAGTACCGTCAAAATTGACGGTTACTGGTTTGCCCGGCTCTACAATATCGAGCCATTTAGCATCGAATTTCAAAGACATCTTTTTATTCAATGGGTGTTCAGTAAAGTAATTATTGAATGTCGTTGTGATAGTGCGAGCTTGAGCGTCAGCATTGGCTTTACCGACAACATTCTCATTGTTGTAAACATCGAAATCAAAGCTAGTTTGAAGCCCGATTTCTTTAGGCAATTCAGTGACAACCTTGTCGCCTTCGTTGATAGCCATGCTATCCGGAAACTCAATATCTTTGTATTCAACTTCAAATGGTGAGTATTTACCAGTACCGTTAGGGAAAGTCACTTCAACGTTAGGTTTTTCGACGGTGATAGTATCACCCTCTTTGACAACACTTGTAGGTGCTGTTTCGACTGGTTGAGCTACCTCTGTGCTTGTTGCTGGTGTTTCAGTAATCGGTTGAGATTCTACTGGTGCTGGTGCCAAAAAATTTGGTGTTTCTACCACTGGTGCTGCTTCAGTTGCAACCGCTGGTGTTTCTGCCACTGTTTCGCTAGGTGTTACCGTAATATTGCCAGCATTGTCAGCCGTATAGACATTAGACACCGCTGGTTGTGCGTCCACCACTGGTTGAACATCTTCGTCTGCTGATACTGTGCCAGCACCAATCAATAGAGCTGTGGCGATAGCGAGCGTGCCACAAAGCCCGTAGGCTTTTGATTTAGTGAAAGAAGTTTTAGTGACTGTTTGAGTGTTGAATGATTTCATGGTATACTCCTTGTATAGATGTTATTTCTTGCACAGGCCCTTACCTGTGCTTTTTTTAGTGCTTCAATCCGCACCCATAGCCCACCGTGTCGTATTTCAATGTTTTATTAGACTTATGAATGGGAAAATTAGGAAAAAAGTAATTTAGTAAAGATTTTTTTGGGGAAAGGTATAAGTTACACTCCACGGTGAGCCGTGGCTACGGATTGAAGATGGTAATGTTATCGGTTTCTGTATTTAGCCAAAAGCTCTTGTTCACGTTTTTGGCGTGCTTCATATTTGCGTTCGTTTTCCTCGTATGGTGTCCATACTGGTTCGAAGAAATATTCTGGTTCTTGTTTCTCTTTTACAAATAGCCATTTAAGTAGTTTTTTCATTTTTAAATTCCTTTCTATTCCCTAACCGCACTAGAGAACTAGTGAGGTTTTTAATTCATATATATTTAAAGAAACTTATGAATATCAAATCGTTGTTGCTTACTTAGTTGGTATCGTTCAGTTTCCTCACTAGCTCACTGTTACGGCTAGGGTGTTAACTCTATTTGAATCTGTTTCTAGTTTTCCATTCAATGAAGGACTTAAACCCTTCATAGTTGATAAAAACCAGTTTATGTGTTGGGTTGAATACGTAGTCTCGAAAATCTTTGTTGTCCCTCATTTCTCTGATGAGGTTCTTTGCCATCGACTTCCCTAGACCTTCCCACCGTTGCATGAGGTGGTCGTAGTCTCCCCACTCAGCCGTTTCGTTAACTCCGACTGGTTTGTAGGTGATTTCCATAAGCGTCACCCGATCTCTTTCAATCCGTTTTCAAGAGCGATAAGCTCTTTTTGTTTTGGCGTCTCACGAATTTCAAATGGCGTGAAGTCGTCGTAAGATAAATCTCTTAGGAATTGCACTGCTTTCTCAGCTTCAACGTGCTTGATATTTGTGTACTTAGTCACGTTAAATGCTTTCTTCAAACGTGAGTACATCAAGCGGATAAACTGACCTTTCTTGGAAGCGAACAAGTTGTCGCTAGGGTGTGTTTCCTGCTCATTGAAGTACATGTCTGCAAAAACACCAGCTTTACTAAAGACAATGCTCTTGATTTTAGTAGTTTCACCATCGTCGATATGGACTTTCTTATTGACTTCCTCGACAAGCAACTCGATGTCAGTGAGCTTTTGATTTGTCTTTTTAACATTTCTGTCCATTTCTTCTTTGATCCCGATAACTTCTTCCAAAAGTTGTTGGTTAACTGTGCTTTGGGCAACAAGATTCATAGCTTGTCTTTTCTGCATTTCGACTGTTTCAGCGAGCAGATTTTCTTTTTTCTTATCTTTCTTTTTACTCATTGATAATTTCTCCTTCTATGATTGTTCTTCCGCTTTCTGGAATGATTTTGTTCATTTCATCAATCCAGTTTTCTGTGAGTGTTAAGATGTCTCTTAATTTCTCAATCTGAGCATCCTTGCCAATCCCTTGGATAAGGGTTTTGAATCTGAGCGGTGCCATCTTGCTATCAAAGAAATCTTCAAACTCTGACACTAGATTGCTGAGTGTAAAGATGTTAGAAACACTGTTTTCTAGCTTCTCTTTATCAGCTCGTAGGTGTTCGATAGACTCTTTTAGAGCGACCGCTTCGGATGTCTCTTTTTCAAGCATTTCATAAGAGGCAGTTTTGAGTCTTAGACTTCTTTTGACTGAATCAAGTTCATCCGTTAGGTCTTTATTTTTGTCTAGTAGTTGTTTGTTAAGATTTTGCGTAGCCTTGTAATCGTCTGGAACGACTTCCTTTTCAATCACTTTTTCAATCGGTTTGACTGTTTTAGCACGCTCAAGCTCGCCTTTAACCGCTTCTAGTGCTTGGTCTTTGAGTTTTAGCTTACGTTTCACCTCTTGCAGTTCTCTGACTGTCGGTGTGTCACCTTGCTCAATCTTTTCGATTTGCTCTTGCTTTTCTTCCTCTGGAAGGGTTGCGATGAGGTGTAGGGCAGTTGTTCCTAAATGTCGTAACGTTTCGACATTTGGCAATTCTTCAACAATCTTCATCGATTTATAAGCGAAGTCTTTGTCAATCCCGATACTTTCGTGCCACTGCCGAAATTGCCCGTGTGTCAGGTCATTTTCTTTGACATGTTTTAATCGTCTACCAATTTCCCAAATCGATTGCCCAGCTATTTGCTTATGGTGTTGTATTTCCAATTCAATCTGCGCTAAATTGTCAGATAACGTTATTTCTTGCATTTGCTTTTTCCCTTTCTAAATTTGGTATAATAGAGACAATAAAATGATTGGAGAAGAATTATGTTTAGGTTTCAATTACCTAATGCTAAAGATTGGTTTTATTTCTATGGTGTCTCTAAGAGTGTCCACCCACTCATAATGCTTAATCTACCTCATATAGCAAATAAGATCTTCCCTGGTATTGTTGATAAGAAATTATATATTGTTGATGCTGAAATCGTCGATGCACCGATGGCATTTGCAGATAATCACATCATTTTTTTATCAACCGAAGGTTCAGACCTCTATGCCAGAAACGTTTACCAAGTAGCTCATGAGTTGTGCCATTTTTACATCAATGCCAGTTCTAAGCAGCGGACGATGTTTTGGTTCGAGGAAGTGATTTGTGAAATGACAGCTCATTATTTTTTAGAAGAATATTCAAATCAAAACATATGGGATAAACATTCAAGGAGTATGCCATATTTGCAATACAGCCAAGAAAGCCTACTTGATATCGAAGTCTTCAATCACAAAAGATTAGTAAAATATCAATCCGACGAAATCATTCATCTTATCCGAAATTCTACAGACCGCCCTAAAAATAGATACTTAGCAACACTGCTACTCCCTATTTTTAGAGAGTTTCCGGCACTCTTTACAGAATTACCTAAATTAGCAAATCTGTATGGAATACCCGATTTTGAACTATTTTTAAACGCATGGCATGATGCTGTTGAGCGTGAAAATAAACCAGCCGTTCAAAAGATAATTGAAATTTTTTGTTAAACACCTAAATCCCCGGTCATAAGCTCATTCGCTGGCAAACCCACAGCAAGACGTTCGTCGTTGTTGAGCGCCCTTGGGCCAACAGCACCTTTTGCAGAGCCTATACCATAATCAACGATTCCTTTGCCAGCAGATAAAGCTCCAATGATCTCGTCTTTAATCTCTGCTTGTGGTTCTAAAATTTTTTCAATTTCATCCACTTTTTCAGCAATATATGTTACAGTCTTCAGTATTTCATTGATGGCTGTTCTTTCTAGTTCGTTCATTGTTTGCTCCTTTCTACACATTTCCTTTAATAGGATTTTCTGCAACCCACTTCATAGTAGCTATTTGATTGATATTAACCATCACGCCACCTATATTCAAAAACCTTTTTTTAGGATTTTCGACAAATTGGAATAATTCAACAATTTGCATTACAGGGTTTGTCACCTCTATTTTCTTGCCGTTCGATAGAGTAATGACCGCTGTCGCTATCTCTGCAACTGGTACAGAATTTTTTAAGCCTTTTTCTGAAATCAAATTCGCCATTTTTCTACTCCTTATATTTCTTCCACATTGTAGACTTGAATTAAATTCAAGTTTTTTTGTAAAAAAATATCAGACGCCATACAAATCAGATGATTGGATGTGATATTTATTACAAATAGCAACCATTTTCTTAGGAGAAATAGAAAGTGCATTTTTCTCCCAAGCACTAACCGTTTGAGCTGTAGTACCAATGCTTTCAGCAAATTGAGCTTGTGTCAGATTGTGACGAGCTCGTAGTTCTTTGATTGTAATCTTTGGAACTGTTTCTGTCATTTTGTTCCTCCTCTCTAACTAACTTACAAACAAATTATAACTTGAATTAAATTCAATGTCAATAGTTTCATTGATTTTTTTTCAAGTTTTTTTGTTTTTTTTATAAATCAACTTGAAAAATAGGAAAGTCTACTATATAATGTTAGTGTAAACAGCAAGGAGAAAGATATGGATTTGAATAAACAAAGAGGAAGCAGAATTGAAAGTTTGAGAGCTAGCAAGGGCATTAGTCAGCTTGAATTAGCAAAAATGTTAGGGTATAAGTCTGACTCAACTATTTCAAAGTGGGAAAGTGGCGCTAGTATTCCAACGGGAACAAAGATTGTGAAATTAGCTCAAGCTTTGGGGACTTCAACGGATTATATTCTTTTCGGAAACGGTCCAGAAACAACCGACGAACCACAACCAACCAGCTCCCACGACATCGATAACATAATAGAAAACGCTATGATGTTTGATGGTAAACCGCTGACTGAGGATGATAAGCGGGCAATCCGGGGCATCATTGCGGGCTATATGAATAGCAAGGGGGATTGAGAATGAAAGAGATAATCTATCTGGACACAAATTTAGTTAACTCTCTGCTCGCTCAGCAAAACGCTGGTCTGATAACAAAATTAGTGAATGAAGATGGAGAAAGCGACGCTAAAACTGAAGGAAGTACAGAGCAAACAACCATATCCAGTGACATTGGCCTCTCTGCTCTATTAAAAGCAACAGGAAGCTATTCTAACACTAATGTTGATAGTTACAACTTTGTATTTTCTAAGTCAAACAAAAACCTAGTAGAAACTGCTCTTGATGATTATTCTTTAGATTTGCTTATCACTGGTCTTGAGGCAAAAGAACTTATAAAACATAGCGATTACCAAGATGGCGACTTAATTTCTGTATCTGGAGAATTGACAGTTTTCAACTTTGAACAATTAGCAAATACAAGTGATTTAGAAGAAATAGAATTTTTACTTCCTGGATACGATGAATTTAAATCGCTACAATCAGAATTGAGAAAAATAAAGGGCAAAGATAAACACCTACCTAGGGCTAAACAAATCCAAAAAGAACTTTCCAGGAACGGATGGAATAACTTTGAGACAATGAAGCATATGTCTTCTTACTTAACAAAGTTATTGCCTGAAACAAATCTAATCAAAATTAGTAATACCTTCAGCATACTTCCGCTTGAATTTCTTCGAGTTCAAAGTGTTCAGCTTAGTTTTATGCAACTAGGAAAGAGAAAAATAAAAATGCTAGGTATCTGCTCTTCAACTTTTGACGAACAAATACCTAGCGATTTCTCACACATGAAAGATAGTAGCTTGATGTTGAAGTACGCTCCAACAACAATCTTGAATATTATGCTTGGTTCTTTTAGGATGGTAAACAAAGACGATCACCTCGTAAGACCTATTGCTATTTATTTCGAGGACGAAATAGATGTCCATAACGCTGATTGAAGAACTCTCTTTTTAAAGCCAGTTCTTCCTCGCCTGTTTGGATATCCATGCGGACTCTATCAGCAAACTCCTTGTGGCGCAATTCCATCTCTTTTTTAGAATGTTCCATCTTTTGTTGTTCTTGTCTGATGTGAGTAAAAAAAGAAAACATATTTTTGCACCACCTTTCATCACTATTTTACAACGAACAATAGTAAAAAATCAACTGTTTCCATTTTGGAAACAACTCAACCCCCCCACGCTCTCCGGCCATCTTTGAGTGTGAGGATATGCATTACAGAAAAACAGAAAAAACACCGGAACTGGTTAAAACGTTTACTATTTTTTTATAAAATCGTTGACAGTAAGTAAAACATTTTGTAAACTAATTTTAGTGGAAGACTGATTAAGTTCAGCGCCCTATGGCTTGTGCGTGCGCAAGTGTAAGGGAACAAAACGTCTAAAAAAGGCCGGTTCGTTTGTTGAATTGGCTCTTTTATTTTTTTATAGAAACCGATACGAGGAAGTTATGCCTGAAAAAGAATTACTTGAGCAGTTCAACGTGTCTCTTTGTGAGTTCGACTCTAGCCAGTGGCCACGAGATGGATTCTTAGACCCTGTTAACCGTGTGGTTTACATCAATAGGGATTTATCCACCGAAAGACGTTTAAAGGTAATCCTGCATGAGTTAGGCCACTTAGAGCACGACCCTAAACACTATGAGCGTCTGCGAGAAAAATATGAGGCTCAAGCGAATAGAGACATGATTCGTGGATTGCTCGAAAACGAATCCCTGGACGATTTTAACTATATCCACTTCATGGAAAAATATAATCTCACCACGATTTGTGATGAGACGTTTGTGAAAAATGAATATCTAAAACTAAAGGAGATTGAAAAATGTTAAGTAAATGGAAAAATTTAAAACGTTGGCAAAAGTGGGTTGTTGTCATATTAGGTTTGGCTGTACTTGGTAAGTTTTTTGAAATAACTGGTATTGCCCCAGAAACAAAGACAGAACCAGTCAAGACTGTCCAAACGTCTTCTTCTAAGCCGAAAACCAAAACCAAGACCAAGACCAAGACTAAAACCAGCAGTAGTTCAGACTTGTCTAACCCACAACGTGAGGAGAAGGCTTCAAAAGAATCAAGCTCTTCCGAAGAAAAAGAATCTAAAAGCGAAACTAAAGAATCAAGTTCTTCAGATGGGCCTAAAGATGTTACCGCCGATCAAATGGCTAGCTTTATCGAATACTTCAAAAACGATTTGACAGAAAAAGGTGTAGATATTAGTCAATATGGTTTTTATAATCGTGATACCATTTTGTATATGTCAGTACCTGTCGATTATAAATACTATGATAAAACCGATTTACAAAAATTCGCCGATGGCATGCTTGCCAAAGAACATGAGGCTTTCAATGTTTGGGCTGCAATTAACAATGTCAATTATGAACGCTATCCGATGTTTCATATTAAAGCGGATGATGGCAGTGCTATTGCAAGTCAAAAACTCAATGGAGAAATGAAAGTCAAAGTTAAATAAGCAACAAAAAAAGCCCTATAATCTCCCTCGCCAAAGTTAGATTATAGAGCTTATGCATCACAGAAAAAATCGTGTAAACTGAGAGCAGTCTTACAAGTCTTTTTCTGTACCCATTTTACCAAAATTAAGGAGATATGACAATGTGGGTAGAAGAATTACCGAATGGAAAATATAAATATTTTGAGAGATACAAGGACACTTACACTGAGAAGTGGAAACGGGTATCTGTAACGCTTAACAGTGGGTCTAATCGAGCAAAGAAAGAGGCTCAACGCTTACTTGATGATAAGATAGCTGAGAAGATGGCTGGCTTAAACACTACCGATGCATCATTTAACGACGTGTTGCACGAATGGTGGGAATTCCACAAGAAAGGCATTCGAAGGACTTCGATTAGTTCCATGACCAGTAATGTCAGGTATGTCGAAGAGAATTTCGCTGTAGATGTCAAAATAGCAAACATTGATACACACTATATCCAACGCTTTATCAACGATGCCGATGTTCCACGTTCAATCCTTGAGCGTGTTAAATCTATTTTAAACCTTACCTTCGATTACGCTTGCACCGTTGGTTACATTCCTAGCAACCCTGCAAGACAAGCAAAACTTCCCAAGAAGCAACAAACGATGGAAGATTACGACAAGATAAGAAATAAATTTCTAGAGATAGACACTGAACTACTTCCGCTACTTGCAGAATTACGAAAGCAAAAACGCACTTATAGAAATGCCATCCTTGCAGAGTTTCTCTTTGTCAGCGGTGCTCGAATCGGTGAAGCGGTAGCCCTTGAAACGTGCAATTACAGAAAAGAGGACGGCTACCTTGATATTTTTGGGACTCTTGATAGTGTCCAAGGCTACAAGAGGGCTAAGAAAGAACCACCTAAAACGCCAGCCGGCTACCGTAGCAATAAACTAACTAAACGTGAAATAGAATTGCTGGATGAAGCTATACAGATTCGTGATCTAAACAAGTCGTTATCAGACGATTGGGCGAACATGGATAGAGATTATATTTTTGTGACTGACAAGGGAGTGCCACTTCAACGAAACTCATTTAACAATTCTATCCAAGCTGCTAACAAGAGACTGGATAAGCCGATTAATAAACCGATATCATCACATATCTTCAGACATACGCTGGTCAGCTATCTGGCTGAGAATGGTGTCCCGTTAAAGGCTATCATGGATAGGGTTGGGCACGATGACAGTGATACCACAATGAAGATTTATACCCACGTAACCAACAAAATGAAGAATAAAGTGGTTGAAATCATTGATAACTTGCCCCTTTCGTGCCCCTCGAAATAA